CAGCAGGTACATGGGTAGCGGTAGGTTCAACAGCATGGCGTGCCAGCTGGCCAGTGGTACAAGGTTCAATTTCAAGCCCAACACTAGCATCAGGCGATGCGTTTGTTATCACTATTAATGGTACTGACGAATACATTTATACTGGACACACTACATTAAGCTCATTAGTTACAGACATCATGACTGGTGCTGAACTAGGCGACGCTGGCGAAGGCGACGCAACATCAGCAATCCCAGGTGTTACTGCTGCAATTATTAACAACCGTTTAGAATTATATTCAACTGGTGTAAGTATTGTACTGTCAGGTTCTGCGTTAGTTAAAGTAGGCATGGCGTCTGGCACATACAGAGCTCCATCATTACAAATCAGTACTCATACTGTAGTACCAAACTTTAAACGTCTAATTAGTCCAAGCACTTATAATGACGGCAATCCGACTGGTTCTTTATGGATTAAAACAACTGAGCCTAACTTAGGTTCGCGTTGGAGAGTTAAAGTATACAGCGAAGCAACTGGTGCGTGGATTGAAAAAACAGCCCCAATTTATCAAGATTCGGCTTACGCTTTAAAAGGTTTAGATTCATCAGGCGGCGGTATCAATTTAGCACAGGGCGCATTATACATCAAGTCAAATATTGAAGAATTAACTGCTTCTGAAGCAACATTCAAAGTTTACGCTCGTAGATCTGCCGGCTCGACAACAATTACATCTGATGTAATTACATCGTTCACAACATCTACAAGTAATGTATTCACAATTCAAGAAACTGTAAAAGGCAAAGATACATTGTCCGACGCACTAAGCGTATCATTTACAGGTTCAACTGGAGTTGACGGCTTTATTGCCGCACTAACAGCAAAACTAGCTGATGCTACATGGGACGGCTTGCCGATTACTTCTAGAATTACAGTATCTAAGACTACAACCGGCGCAGTGGTAATTACTCACAATGACGGCGGCGAAATATTATTTGACGATACAACTGGTACTGCTATTACTGATTTGTTTACCGTGTTTAATGTTAATAACAGCTCAACAACTGTAAACTTTTACGCAGGCGCAACAGCAGGCGAGTACGTTGCTAGTTTATGGAGCCCATACGCAGATATTACAACTTCAGCAATTGCTCCGGTAACAGAAGCCGCTGACGGCCAGTTATGGTACAGCAGTTTAGTCGACGAAGTTGATGTCATGATTAACAACGGTACAACATGGGTTGGCTATCAAAATTATACATGGAACAGTGGTCAAGAGCCTTGGGCAGGTGGCCCGATGGTAGCGGCTACTAAGCCAAAACTAAATCCAGATGGCGGAACATTACGTCAAGGCGACTTGTGGATTGACACAAGTGACATTGAAAACTATCCATCAATTTACAAATTTAATGTAAGTTTACAAAAATGGGTTTCTGTAGACACTACTGACCAAACAACAGAAGACGGCATTTTATTTGCTGATGCTCGTTGGGCAATAAACGGTGGTACTGCTACTGCTCAAACATCTAGCACTATTGTTGAACTACTAGACAGTAATTTCTTAGACTTTGACGCTCCAGATCCAGCACTATATCCAACAGGTATGTTGTTATGGAACTTGCGTAGAAGCGGATTTAACGTTAAGAAATTTGTACGTGATTACGTTGATGTTAACGGCGAAAACGCTCGTTTTAACAACGGCGAATTGATGACTGACTACTATCCACATCGTTGGGTTACAGAGTCTGGCAACCAAGAAAATGGCGTTGGAACATTTGGACGTAAAGCACAACGTAAAGTTGTTGTACAAGCTCTACAAGCACTTGTTAATGCCAATCAAGAAATTCGTGACGAAGAATCTCGTGTGTTTAACTTGATTGCTTGCCCAGGATATCCTGAATTAATTGGTGAGTTAGTAAGTCTAAACTACGATAGAGGCTTAACAGCATTCGTAGTTGGCGATACACCAGCACGTTTAACTAGTGATGCTACTAGCTTGAACAACTGGGGCAAGAACACAGCTGGCGCAGTAGAAGATAATGATACTGGCTTAGTAAGCTCAGACGAATACTTAGGTATTTTCTATCCATGGGGCTACACTAGTGACAACTTTGGTAACAACATTGTTGTTCCTCCAAGTCACATGATGTTACGTACTATTGCTTTAAGTGACCAAGTTTCTTATCCATGGTTTGCTCCAGCAGGAACACGCCGCGGTGGTATTACTAACGCAACAGCAGTTGGTTATATTACAGCAGAAGGTGAATTCCAGTCAGTAGCATTGAACACTGGACAACGTGATACACTTGCTGATAGCAAAATTAACCCATTAACATTTATTACAGGCACAGGGCTTGTTAACTACGGACAGTATACTCGTGCTAGAAACGCAAGTAGCTTAGATCGTATTAACGTAGCTCGCTTGGTAATTTATCTACGTCGTCAGTTCTCACTATTGGCCAAGCCATATGTGTTTGAACCAAACGATAAGATTACACGAGACGAACTAAAAGGTGCGGCAGAAAGTCTATTACTAGAATTAGTAGGACAACGTGCTCTATATGACTACATTGTAGTTTGCGACACAAGCAACAACACACCAGCACGTATTGATCGTAACGAACTATATTTAGACGTTGCTATTGAACCAGTAAAAGCAGTGGAGTTTATTTACATTCCATTACGCTTGAAAAATACTGGCGAAATTGCTGGCCTAACACAATAACGGAGCATATAACATGGCAATCGCAAGTTTATCAAAATTTACCGTACCGCTAGCATCGGATCAATCAGCTAGTGCACAAGGTATGTTAATGCCAAAGTTAAAATATCGCTTTAGAGTGATGTTTGAAAACTTTGGCGTATCGACACCAACAACAGAATTAACAAAACAAGTTCAAGACGCGGCCCGACCAAGTGTTAGCTTTGATAACCAGAAAATTATGGTTTACAATTCAACTATCAACTACGCTGGCCGTCCAACATGGGCTGAGATGACTGTAAAGTTACGTGATGATGTAACCGGTTCAGTGTCCAAGCTAGTTGGCGAACAAATGCAAAAACAATACGACTTCTTTGAACAAGCAAGTGCAGCTTCAGGCGGCGACTACAAGTTCTTAATGCGTGTTGAAATGTTAGACGGTGGTAACGGAGCACAAACTCCTAACGTTCTTGAAACATGGGAATGTTATGGTTGCTATATTCGTCAAGCACAGTATAACGCATTAGGTTACGGTGCTCAAGATGTTTTAACAATTGACTTAACAATTCAACCAGATAATTGTATCCAAACAAGCGGTGGATCGGCAGCTCCGACACAACGTCGTTTAGGTACAGCGGCAACAGCGTCAGGTTCACGTTAAT